CAGTTGTCGTAGTAAATAAACCTGTTGGAATAAGCGTAATTTGACCACCACCAGTTGAAATAGGGTCAGGTGCAGTTATAGTGGCTATCGCTGTTGTACCAGATATAAACGTAATTTGTTTGGCTGGTGCAATAGTAGTAGCTGATGCGATTGTTGGCGCTGCGGCTGACGTTGCTTTTAGCCCTGCAATAACTATATTGGACGCAGTTGCTGGTTGAGTTGTTGTACCTATTAAAACATTACCGTTAAAATAATTTGCTGCGGTTCCATTAGCATAAAAATTCCATCTCCCTGTACCTGATGCAATACTACCGAAAAAACCATAATTGTTAGTTCCGTTTGATTGGGCACTTGAATTAAAAGAATATATATTGGTAGCCGCAGCTTGAGCGCTTATACTAACTCCAAACATATTAGTTACTGTTTGATTAGTTCCTAAAGAATACCCAGCTACCTGTAACCCAAATACATTTGTAACAGTATATGCACTGCCACTTGCCGCCCCTGTGCCTTGCATAAAAAAACCTGCGTGATTTGCAGTTGCGGTAGCTGCAAAAGTTCCTCTAAATGATATCCCTCTTGAAGTTGTTCCAGTGATTGGATCAGTTCCATTAATACTAACCCAATCCTGCGAGTTTGTTGTGCCTCGGTAGATAACGCCTGAAAATGCAGCTGTATCTGTAGTTGATGTTCCAGCAGAAAATGTACTAGAAGCCGAAAGTGTAGTAAATGCCCCTGTATTTGCTGTTGTTGCACCAACTGTTCCATTGATATTAATTGATGCTGTACCTGTTAAATTCGTAACTGCGCCACTTGATGGCGTTCCTAATGCACCATTAAAAGTTACAAATGCTCCGGCAGTTCCTACATTTGTTCCAAGTGCAGTTAATACACCTGTTCCAGTTGTAATTGTGGCTGGTGCAACACCAGCTCCGCCACCAATCATTAAAGCATTAGCTGTTAATGCTGCGGAGGTAGCCCAAGTAGATGCTGAACTGAAATAAGGGATTCCTCCTGATGTACCAGCAACAGTTAAAGCTGGTGTAGTTGAGGCTGTAGCAACAGTTATTAACCCTCCAGTAAAACCTACTGATGTAATTGTACCTACTGATATTGACCCACCTAAACTAGTAGAGGTTCCATTAATAGTAATGGCTGAATTGGTCAAGCCTGCATTAGGAATCCCTGTAAAATTTGTTCCTGTAAAAGTAGGCGCTGCCCCACTATTAATACTTTGAGGTAAACTTAATGTAACTGCACCTGTTGAAGCAGATGCAATAACTTGGTTAGTTGTACCTGTAATTGACGTAACGCCATTAGACCCTTGAATACCCGCAACAGAAATTGTCCAGTTAGCATAAGTACCTGATCCGCCAATAGAATCAACATTGACTACTAAAGTTGTACCGCTGAAAGATGTAATTACACCTTCCATGTAATTAGCAGGTGTAGTGACGTAAGCCACTCTAATTCTAGTTCCTATTGTAAAAGCCGTTGAAATATTAGAAAGGTTTGTAGTGAACGTTTGTGATCCTGTTGCGATAGCTACAGAAGAAACAGAAGTTAAATTGTAATACCCTATACCTACTTCAGTAACTGGGGTTGCCGTAACGATTACAGAAGGGCTTTCAGGATGCGTTGGTGAAGTTCCAGCAGGCAATGTCTGTAAACTTACTTGCGTACTATCAACATTCCACACTAATTGAAGGTAATCACCAGCGCTTAATTTTAATACATAGTTCCAACTTACAATATTAACGCCATCAACACTGCCATGCTTTTGTTGAATAGCTATTGTACCCATAGAATCAGCAACATCAGTACCGTTAAGTCTTAACCATACTTGAGCATTATGGATTTGGGTATCTGTATTTACAAATTGTGCCGAAAACTGAAGATTGTAAGCGCCTGCATAAGCAAAGGTAATTCTACTGCTAGATACTATACTAACACCATTACTATCCGCATCGGTGCTGTTAAGTGTTATCAAATAAGCTACAGTTGTACTGGCGGCAGTTTGATTAGTTGTATCCCAGAACGATCCCCAATATCCTGTTGTACCAATACCTGTCGCTACAGTTGCCCAAGTAGGCACTGTTGAACCATTAGATGTTAAAACCTGACCTGCTGATCCTGCTGCGGTAAATGCGTATTGAGTTCCATTACCGACAGCAACCGCGCCTGCTGTGGGTGTAGCTGTACCATTTGTACCACCATTGGCAATAGGAAGCGTTCCAGTAAAAGTGATATTGGGGGTGTTGCCTCCACTAGATGCAATATTTCCACTTCCAGTAACAGCAGTAACTGTACCACCTGATCCAGTAGCACTCAACGTTCCAGCTACAAATGTAACTCCACTTCCAATTGTTACATTACTAAATCCACCAGTACCATCACCATATAAAATAGCGGTTCCTGACGTTGCTGATGCTTTGTTATTAAAAGTATTCCAATCAGTCGAAGATAGATATCCATTTGAACTAACCCCAGATTGACTGATACTAATAACTGGAGTATTACCGCCAGATGATGCAATAGGTGCAGTTCCGGTAACAGCAGTTACCGTTCCACCTGATCCAGTTGCAGATAAAACACCCCCTGCAAAAGTAATACCTGATCCAATAGAAACTAAATTAAACCCTCCAACGCCATTACCGTAAAGAATACTGGTTCCAGTTGTAGAGGGCGCATAAGTAACCCAAATGACACCATTCCAATAAACCATTTGATCTATTGTCGTATCAAAGTAAGGATACCCTATGTAAAGATTTTGAGTTGGTCGACCTGATGTAGGGCCGCTTGCTACAACAGATTGTAAAACAGGTTGTAATTGGCTAAACCATTGCGCCCAAGGAGGTTGTACTCGATCATTAGCATCAACTAAAGTAGACTGAAAAGGAGGTTGAGAAATAGCCATTATTTAGATGCCTGTGTTGCGTAAGCAGCAGCGCCAATCAATACTGTTTTGATTGGGTCAGTTATTCTAAATTTAAAAACATAATTTCGTGACACTCCTAATCTTCGCCATTCAGCACGGCTTAAGAAATCTCCTTGCGCTCCGCAGGTAGCCCACATCTCATCGCCCCAAGTATATCCACCATCTCGACTTACTTGTAGCATGACTTGAGGATTTTGACCTTGACCATCATTAAGCCCTCCACCTTGTTCCATATCTAAACGAAGTCTATAAATATGAAGTTTATTAAACGAGGTGTTTACAAAGAAATGTGGTGTGATTAATTCTCTAGCTATTAAATCACCATTATCTGTGTAAGATGCAGGATCGAGAATATACAAATTACCATTACGGTAATCGGAAGTTATTACATGGAAATCAAATTGACAGCCAAAATTAGCATAATGTCTTGTGGTAGCACCAGATAATAAGGTACTCCAAACTTGTGAAGTTGCATCATATAGCCAAGTAACGCCTTGTTGTTGAAAACTTATCTGATAAAATTCATGCCCGTTTTGACGATAACTAAATGCTATTGCATCGCTTGGATTTACATATTCATTAAAAAGAAAATCTAAATCTGGAGTAGATACAGTAACAGGGCGATAATTTTGAATCGTTACAACTGATAAACCACCTCGTCTAGCCCGTCCTAAATAGATCAACTCTCCGTTACATCGCGCAATACTCCATCTAGCTGCTACGCCCATATCGGTAGGAGAACCGGGAATCCTTAACAAAGGAAACGGATAAGCTCCAATGTCTTGCCAATATTCTTGAGATATAAACCCTAACAATACTAAACAGCTATTATCAACAGCGACCGCTTCTAAATTATCGGTATATGCCTCTTTACTGGCAAATGATAATGCATTCCATGTGAATCCATCATAAAGTTGAGATAAGTAAAATTGTCTTGTATTAGGTGAATTAACAATAAAATACCCATCTAAGAAAGTTACAGTGTTACCTCCTGGAAAACCCGCAGCAGTAATCTGTCTAAAATTATTAATTACCTGTAAGCCCCCTGCGCCAGTTGCTATAGTTGTGGGGATTGTAAAATTCCATTCATTAGATAAAGTACATGTCCCTGTGCCTATTGTAGCTCCTGTAGCTGCAAATGATGTTCCTACTTCATTATTCTGCGCACCAACTAATTGAAAATCTGAAGTTCCTACACTATTAATTGTGTACTGAGTCCCTACTACTAATGCCGTAGCATTTATAAGAGGAAAATTAACTGTATATGTACCTGATATTGCTGGCCCAGCAGTGACAAGAATTTCAACTTTGTCATTTGCATGTCTATTAGTTGCATTTTCAGTTACTGTGACAATATTCCCTGCTATAGCCAAATAACTTAATTGAAGTGTTTTAGGCTCATAAATATAGCCGTTTTGCCCATCGACAATTATAATTTGTTGAGCATTATCAGATATAGATACTGTGCCTTCGGCAGTTGAAAGCGTTCCTCTTTCAATAGCTACGCCATTTTTATCAATCTCTATTAATTTATTAGCGTTTACTGAATAGAGTAAATTTAATGATTGAAGCCACCATAATCCTCGCGAAGGGTTCTTACCTGCATTAGCAAATAAAGTTAAACCTGGTGTGGGGTATGCGGCTAAATTTGTTTTATCTTTTTCAGGTTTAACTTCAAGAAAAAGATTCTGTCTTTTTTGAGCAGAAACAGCTTTAGATCGTCCAGCTATGCCAGCCCCTAATATAGGAAGAACAATGGCTTCTGGCATTATCGTCCGTATCCATCGCTATAAATATTGTATCTCATTTGGCTGGTACTCATAAGCGCTACGTCCGTACTAAGGGTAGGAGTTCGTTGATTAATTCTTTTAATGCGTTTAATAGCATTTTGAGCTAATGCAACAGAAGTTTGTCTAATATCAAATTGGTATTCTTCAGCAATACGGATTGCTAAATTAAACACTATCGCTTCCCAATAGCCTGGAGGGAGGCTAATGTAAGCAGTAGGATCATTAACAACAGTAAAAGGCTTCCAAGATGTCAAAGTAATTGTTTCATTACTAGATGAACATATTGGATAGATATAAACGTTTCCTATAGGAAAACCTCTATCATAAAATAAATACCCTGGGAAATTAGTTTGTAAACTTTTAAGTCTTACGGAATTATAATCATCCCATTCCATAATCTGCATAGGGTAATCAACTGGTATGCTACCTGTGTAGATAGTAAAATACGCATCAATAATTCGGCTTGGTCTGATAGTATTCCAAGTAGCTCCAAGCCCTATAGTGTAAGGATTGGTATTAGCGGATAGTTGAAATGTTTCCCTAGTGATCTGATAAAGCATTAATTCATCAGCAGACCATGAATCTAACATGCGATTAAGTGATTCTATACCGTCTTTAAGCTCGTTTGCAGTTAAATCAGTATCGACAGATGATACTTGAATTAATCGCATTGCAGCTCTTACTAAATCATTCCCTGTGTAAAGTTGGCCAACATTACTGACCATTGAAACAGCAATAGCATAAGGTGAAATATGCGCCCATTCTTCTGGAGCATTGCTCCAAAATACGGATCGATTACCCCAGATAGGCCCTGGCAAAGTCCAAATATCATTAATGAAAACAGTTGATATGAGATTACCACCTATTAACTGTATATCATAATCTTGTGTTCCATCAGCTACCCAAAAAGATATATTATAGCCGCTAGAAATTACAATTGGATTAGCTATAGGCGTAGTCATTGCCTGATCTTGAAAGATTGCTACCGCAGATGAAGTATTTGCGTAAAATACTTCAGCGGAGATCAAACCTAACTGACCCCCTAACTGAGGAACTAAATCAAGAGTAAAATATCTAGCCATTATATTAGCCCTTTAAGTAGTAAATATTTCTATTTTTAATGTACAATTTATTTTCATTTTTGCACCTTTAAAAATATTTTCATCAGTATTAAAGGATATCCTAACGTATTAGCTGCATATGCTAATTTAATGTGCAAAGATTTATCAAATATATTGCGCATATTAGCCTCTAAAGCGCCTATTAAATATAAAAAAACCCTACACATAAAGGAGTTATAATATTGATTTCGTTTAGGCTTTTCATCAGTAGTAATAACACAATCACTAGGCATAAGGTTAAAAGAATCTAAGATCACGATACCTCCATCCAATTTCCATTATTTGAAATTAATTGCACTGTTTTATATACGGTTGATAGAACTAAATTTGCAACACCATTGATGGTGGTTGAAGATACCGAAATGTTCTAGTTTATACATTATTTTTTCCTAAACGGACCAGAGCTAGATATTAATTTTTAGCTCTAATGCCTCAATTCTTGCGCTCAACTCTTTGACTGATGCTACGAGCAGTGGGGTTAGCTTTGACTGGTCAATAGACATATAAACTATATCGCCTA